TGTTTATAAATTCTTCTAGATTGTCTTTTTTTATTTTTTTTATTTTCTTAAAATGTTTTATCAAGAGATCTATGATTTCTTGATTTCCGAAAATTTCCTTTTCTAAATCTGACATATTATATTATGATATTATAATTTTATTCGGATATAACTCTATAGTGAATTAATGCCCTTTTAGCTGAATCTTGCTCTGCTTTTTTTTTAGTTAAACCCTCACCTGAACATATAATTTCTGTTTTACCCTCGGTTATATAGCTTAATTCCGAAACGAAATCATTTTTTTCTTCCCTCTTAATTGTTTCATATTTAGGCTGAACCGAAAAGTTTTTCTGAAAATATCTTAAAATCTGATCTTTATAATTATTATCATTCTGTATTAATTCTGATATATCTACATTATGTTGAATGGTTGTAATTATGAATTTATCAACGAGTTTATAATCTTGGGAGTCTATATAAAGGGCTCCAATAAAAGCCTCAAATATATCTTCCAATATGTGTTCATTAATTCTACCATTACAATTATCTTCAATATGTCTTGATATAATCATAAATTCTTGAAAGTTGGAACATTTAGACAGAAAAGCTAATTGTTCCCCACATACCAACCGAATCTTTAATTTGGTCATAAATCCTTCGTCTTTAAAATGTTCTTTAACATATCTCGAATAAAGATAATTACTAACAATGCATCCTAAGAAAGAATCACCCAAGAATTCAAGTGTTTCATATGATTCTTTAAAGAGAGGTAAACAATTTTCTGGTTTTTTATAATCTTCATAATCTTTCATTTCACAGTAAGAAGAATGAATAAATGCTTTTTGAAATAATGATAAATCTTTAATTTCATAATCTTGAATATTTAGTTTTTCCAGAATATTCAAGACTTCATCAGAAGTAATTAATTTATTAATTGGATTGTAGGGATCGGATTTGAATTTGGTGTCCATATTTTATATATTTTATATATTTTATATAACTATGCTTAAAGTTTTAAATAATTTTAGCATTTAAGCAGAGCAAGATTCGCCAATTTCAAGCGGTCTTCTGGGGAGATCCGGGCCAATAGTAGTATTCATCCACGGACTAACATTAACTTGGGGATTGGGAGGTTCAGATCTTAATTGAATATTGGCATTTCTTAAACTCTGACCGATAGTATTAATACCAATGTGAGAACCGGCATCCAATAAATTAACATCGGCCAATATACCTTCGCCTACCGGTTGAGCAATATTGAATTCTTGGATGGCCTTGCTTTCTTGTTGGGGTAGAAGATCTTCTGGCTTTAATGCCGGTTGAGGGTAGCACGTGGATGGAGTGCGACTTAGATTATCAACACCCATGGGTTGCTCGACTGTATCAAGGTCAGATACGGGGGCGGGACCGTCCAATCCACTTTCAACTGGTGTGGGACCACCCGAACCCGCGAAATCGCTATTCATAAAAGAATCCATTCCCAAATATGGGGCTAGGCCAATGTCCATAACACAATTCTGAACAACTGTTAAAAGTAAAATACCTACAACAATACAAACAATGGGATTCTTTTTGCAATCGGAAACGAAACTATCAAAACTCATTTTATATATATACAATACAAAAAAAATTTTAGAAGTTTTTTAATTCTTCCTGTAATTTTAATATTTTTTCTTCTAATTCCTTTTTCTGTACTTGTTTTTTTTCTTCCAATTGTTTTTCTTTTAACATTTCTCGAATTATCTCTTCATCTAAAATATCTTTATCTGATTCGACTGGTTCCTCATCTTCAATAACACATTCTTGAATAATATTATATTTTTCTTCATTTGATAATACTTTAATCTGAGAAATATAGCAATCACAATAATAATGATGCTTTAAAAATTTAAGACCTTTGATATGTAAAATAAATATGATTTCTACATCTTTTTCTAATTTAGATACATCTAAACAGATTTTTCTCTGATCATAAATCTGACACTGAACTTTATTTTTAATTGTTGGAATCTTAAAAGAAAAACTTGGTTTCGAATCCTTTTTAACAGGTTTGGTGGTGCGTTTATACATATCATCAATCAGTTGTAATGGGATTTCTTTCCCGAACCAATCTTTATTTTTCTTAAATGTTTCTTTAATATTTCTATCTTCTAAATTTAAAAAAAAATCATAAAAGCTAAAATCCATATTAATTGTTTCGCATTCTAAATTATTGTTTCCATTCGTAATATTTTCTAAGACTGATGAAGAACATTTCATCTTGGGACTCTGAATATGAAAAGGTTCATTCTTGTAATTAATAGGGGAATAATAGAATGATCCATTTTTCCGAGGTTTGTCAAAATTAATTTTCTTGGTATCTACATCGGAATGCTTGAGAATATTCATTTTATAAATATTTCTAGAAGAAATAATTTCTTGTAAAACGTATTTTTTTTTTCTATGTTAAGGTATAAAATGGGAAGATTTACATTAGCGAAAAAGAATCGTGTTGCTGCGAAAAAGAATCGTGTTGCTAAAGGGACCCGTAGAGCTAAAGGGACCCGTAGAGCTAAAGGGACCCGTAGAGCTAAAGGGACCCGTAGAGCTAAAGGGACCCGTAGAGCTAAAAGGACTAAAAGAACTAATGTTTCTAAGGCTAAGAAGAGTATTACAGCGAAAAGGACCCGCAGGCGCAATAAACATAAGACTAAGAACCGTAGGTCGAAAAGGACTCGTTTAATGAAGGGAGGAGCAGTGGCAGATGCCAAACATGAATTAACAGGTGAGTATTTGAAGTCGCTGGTACTGTCGGACCTCCCAAAAGCCCCGTTGCAAATAATAGGAGTGGATTCTGAAGTGGATTCTGATAAATGGAGTGACGAGGGGGAGGTGGTGTATTATAAATTTCAAGTTTTATGCGCCTATGGTTCACCGACTGAGGGTCCCCGTGTAGACGATATATTTGGCCGTTTAGTATGGGTAGGGGGTAACGGTTCATATATTGGTGCACGTCATCAGAACCGATATCGATTGGCTAGAGTAGGTCATATTAAGGCTCGATATAGGGAAATATACAAGTTAAAGACAACTTTATCTGATAGTTTAGGGGAAGAATATAACAAATGGTTTCACGGGATAAATTTCCCCAAGAAGACGTGGAAATCGTCGGCTGGCGCTGATGATCTACGCTATAGGCAGCTTTCAGCTTGGTTTAAAAAATTGTCTGAAGTTATGGTATTTAATAGATTATTTAATAGGACATTTTATAATGATAAGATGCAATTTGCACTTGTTAGTGCTGAAAAATTCGATTTTATTTTTGAAAGCAACGATGACCTAGTGATGGATTCTGTTGGTTCTCGCGCCGTTATGACGCTAGACGGTTTACTTGTAGCAAATAGTACTAGAAATTTTGAATATTACGAAACTTACTACTTGGAGGATCAGGAGCGGCAGCAGTTGTTGCAGCAGTCGCAGGAGCGACTGGCGGCAGAAAAGGCTGAGCAGGAGAAGAAGCTGGGTGCATCATTGGAGGTAAGGAAGGTAAGGAGTGTTTAAAATCGTAGTTAATACTATTTCATATAATTTTATTCAAGGTGTGAAATAAAAAGATCCGATAATGTTAAAGAATCAAAGGTTGATATCATATTTTTTTTTTCTATGTTAAGTATAAAATGGGAACATTAGCGAAAAAGAATCGTGTTGCTAAGGGACCCGTAGAGCTAAAGGGACCCGTAGAGCTAAAAGGACTCGTAGAGCTAAAAGAACTAGTGTCTCTAAGAAGATGCAAAGACTTAAAAGGTCATTTTCCAAGGCTAAGAAGAGTCTTAAATCGAAAAGAACTCGCAGAGCCAATAAACGTAGGAATAAGAATCGTAGATCGAAAAGGAATCGTTTAATGAGGGGAGGGAGTGACGTAGTTTTTGAGGATCGGGAGGAGTATGTCGACTTTCCGATTATTAAATCAGTTAGCGGGTTACCAGGCTTTGACGACGCGCTTGTGCTAAATGAGAAGCCATACAAAATACACAGGTATAGTATAGGGGATACTGACCCTTCTGTAACATTCGAAGTTCGGTATTCAGCGGTCGCCGACGTCCTATCTAAACTTAAAGGCACGCAAGAGGGTCGTCCCTTTCTGTCTATGATCAATGTACCTTTTCCTGCTACAATATGGACGCAGGCTACAACAGCTAGGTTGGAACAAAGACACACAGCCCTCAAATACTGGTTAGATAAGTATATGAGATTAATTTTCACTAGGCCTTGCTTCCCCCTTGCCACGATTGAAAAGCCTATAAAACAAATTTGTGATATGAAGACAGAACCACCTGGTAGAATTAAAAAATACATTAGAGAAAATCTACTTCCGAAGTTGAGAAATGATATTAAATACTTGGGGGATATAGCGGAAGACGCAAATGAAAAAGCGTCGGAAATACAATCAGGGGTGAATGAATCCTTCGATCAGGGAGAATTGGAATATTGGGATGAAAAATTGTATCGCGCGAATAAGCGAATCCAGCGTATAAATAGTGTATTACCGAAAATAGAACCACTGTTAACGCCTTAGACTTGGGACATAATGTAGATACCGGATGTAGGTTAGCGGATGGCAATAAAGTAAGTTAAATACACTTTATAATATCATAACAAATGTATAACTTTACATTTCCATTTCGCATAAAATTTATCATTCATTTTCCATATCTTATCTAAATAAATATCGCATTCCATAGGTGTAAAACCTTGTATCTGAAATAAATTTAATGTATCCGAATGTTCAGAATAAAGTTCTGTCTGAAATCTATTATAACTAAATGGCAACTTAACACTTAAGTTAGGTTCATATTTCCCTTTTTTATCATGTTTAATCTGTGTAATAAATCTATCTGCGTCTTTTTCGGTTAAACCTAAATGTTTCATACATTCGAATTCAGTTTTCTGTATGAAATCATAGAAGTATTTCATAGTTGAATCTTCTTTAAGATTCATAAATTGTAGACTCATATTAAAGTTCGTGCCATTTTTCTGAACACCGAATAAACATTTCATTGGGGGTGTCGTCACATAAAGGAATAAATTTCTACCCATTTTAAGTTGTAGATGACCGAAACACGGATGATCTTTAATACATCCTTCGTCGCATTGAGAATAAGTTTTTTCACTCTGTTTCACACTCATATCATCACATAAGTATGGAATATTTGAAAGATTCTGTAATTTAATTTTATCACAAGTAACATTCTTAATCTTAGACATTTATAATATAAAGTATTCATTATTTTAAGTATTCATTATTTTAAGTATTATGAATAATAATTAATCATTATTTTAAGTAATCATAATTATTTAACGATTATAAGCAACAACTGATTTTCTCCTTGTTAAATTATTCCATAGAGAATTACAAGGAGTTCCTTCTTGAGGTTTCAGACAATTATCTTGGACAGGCTTATTGGATCCCCAATAAGCGGATTCATTTCCCTTGGTACATTGTTGAAAGTAATTACCGAAGTTATTACTCTGTCCATAGGGATTACATTGCGGTTTTTCTCCGGTTTCTTTATATTCATTAGTTATCTTAGAATAAAGATCTTGACCCGTTAGTTCAACTTTAGCATAAGTATTCATCTATACTTATTAAAATTAAAATAATTTCAATAAGTATAATGAAAAGAATTGGTATAATGATTGGTTCCGAAACATGTCCCCCCGAGGATGAAATAAAAGATTTAAGGAAATATTACAGAAAACATAAGAAACAATTTGACGAATCGTTGAAATTTTTAGGATTAGAGGGTGTGGAAAGTCTTTCGTACGATGTCCAGATTTTTTCTTGGTTGCAGAAAAATGCCCCTAGAAATGTAGAAATTGTTCCTCTATGGAAACTTAATTTTAATAAAAAAGACTTAGATTCACTTGATTTCGTTTTCGCTCTCTATGAATGCACATATTCATTTTTAGATTATGGGCCGACTGGTATTACTAAATTATTTAGTCTTCTTAAGAATACCGAGACAGAGATTCAACCGACACACGATTTTCAGAAATTCGTAATGGAAAAAAATAGATATATGAAATATTTTAAATCGAATGGATTTCCTATCTTAGATACTATTTACTTTAATATTGAAAGTTATAAAAAGAATAAATCTTCGGCGAAAAAAGTTTATGAACAAGCAATTAAAAAGTTCCCTGGTCCTATATTCTGTAAACCAGAACTTGGTGCATTTACGGTTGGAAGTAAATTATTTATGAAACCAACATTGAAGCAATTCCAAATTTATCTTGATAAATTAGTGAAATCTAATTATAAGAAACTTCTTATTCAAGAATATATTCCAGAATTTTTAAAATTTCATGAAATTAAAACTATCTGGATTAATGGTAAATTTCAATACGCGTATGGTGTAAAAGCAACTAGTGATAGTGATGATAAATATGTTACGCAGAGTAAACTTGACCAAGTATTACTAAAAAAACTGAATAAAAAAGGCATTGATGTTATTAAATGTATTAAGAAAGATTTCGGATTACCTTTCCTTCTTAGAATAGATTGGGGATGTTGTTTACCGAATGATAATGTATGTCGTGATTTCTTTTTAAATGAAATAGAATGTTGTCCCGCTATGGTAGCGGATGATTGCGAGGGGGCCGATCCCTTTAATAAATTAGCGAAAGAAGTAATTAAAATGGTTTAAGTAATCTTAAAGGATTTTTATATGTTATATAGTTGAGTTTATCGATTAAATTTTTCTGAAGACCAAATAGAACGAGACCTTGTATTAAATCTTCAATATTTTCATCTCTTTTAAATTTAGATAAAATTATAATATTGGTATATTCCCAGAATAACGTTAAAACTAATATATGTAAAAATATTTCAACCAGAATACGGTAATCACTTTTATTTTTTATCAGGGGTCCGAATAAATGATCAATTAATGGAGAAAATACGAATATAGGTAAGAAATTAATTATTAATAGCTTGGAATGTTTCAATAATATTGTATAAATTTTATTGAAACTCATTGATTAACTTACTAATAAAATATAAAAAAATAATAAAAACATATTATAAGCACAATCAATTATAACATTAACAGTCAACACGAGGGACCAATTACAAGAAATTATTAATAATCATGTTGCTTAAATTTAAACAATTATAAGGTAACAATTAGAGGTTGTTTTCACCTTTCAGATAAAATGAATATATATTCTATCCTTGATTGGATGTTTGTTTCCAACCCATTTTTAAAATGATTTTATTTTATATCTTTAAACTTATATTTTTTTATTTTAAACTGTCTATTATTCCTTTTATTGTAGTTATTGATAAATCTTTCCCTAGATTCTAAAACGAATTCTTTTTCGTCTTCGTCTTCATCCGATTCATCGGGATCATAATTATATTTTTTACTCGCTATTTTTTCAAGTTCAATCTTATTGTTTAATTCAATAAGTGTTTTAAAAAGATCCATTTTATGTTTGTATAAACTAAAACATAAAATCAAATTTATTGCTGAATACATCCGGGAGACATATCCTCTTCATTATTTTCTTCAATAAATTCTTTTACAATGTCTTCTTTATCTTTATAATAATATGCTACTAATGAATTTTCTTTTTTATCATCGACATAATTGAATATTTTTTTTAAGATATCTATTCTCTTAGAATCTAACTTAGTCGGAAATAATATATTAAAATCTATAATAAGATCACCATATTCTCCATCCTCCGTATTATCGGTTAAAGATACTTTTTCTCCTTCTTTAATGGGCATACCTTTTCCTAAAACTTTAAAAAGTGAATTGGGTTTAATAATTGTATCGATGCTTATATCTACAAGACCCCCTAGATGTTCCAATGTTATATTACATCCACACAATGATTCAGATAAAGATATAGTATGTTCTATATATAAATCATCCCCTTTCCTTTTATATAATTCGTGTGATTGTTCGACAACTTGAATTACAAGATCTTCTACAATATTTAATTCTGGGATAAAATTACCCCCTTCTTTTACCACAATATTATCACCATGCTTGGAACCTCTTTTAATATTAATGACATACTTAGTATTTTTCATATTGCCATTTCTATCTCTATGATCTATTGTAAATTCTTTTTTAGTTCCATTATATAATTCATTTAATGTTAAATTCAGTGGATAAGTCATTTTAGATTGCATATTGAATCCAGGTGGGAATGGTCCCGAACTTAAATCGGAAAACATAAAAATATTACCACCTCTCATCTGACTTGTAAAATCAACATTAAACATTGTCTGA